ATGGTTTAGCTGATTTTTTAGATTGCGATGCTGATACGCTTTTAAATTACGCCGAAAGGCCTGAATTTTCGGTATTTATAGCGCGCGCGAAACATAAAATACTAACAAACAAAGTAGTAAGGGGCTTAGATGGCAAATCAAATCCTGCAATTACTAAACTATTGTTAGGGTTTAATTATGGCATAGTAGAACCTAAGGGTGAAGCGCAAGACGATAAAAACATTAACATAAACATTCAGTACCCACCTGACACTAAGTAGTGCCGCGTAACATAAACATACAACTATTTAAGCCGCACACAGGGCAAAAACGAATCTTAGATAATAAGCGCAGGTTTAACTGTATAGTTTGCGCGCGTAGGTTTGGTAAAACTGAGTTAATAACTTCTGTTGCGCTGCCGCTTATAAGCCCCGCCGTATTTGAAGGTAAGTTCGTTGGTATTTTTGTTGATGATTTTAAAGACTTTGCACAAAGCTGGAATAAGATTGTAGATACTTATAAGACTATTTCTGAGGGCGGAATTATTAAACATAAAGATGAAACTTCAAAGATAATGCAGTTTTTAAACGGCGGCGTTTTAGAAGTCTGGTCAATAGGCGATGAAGGGCGAAAGGACAAAGGGCGCGGGCGTAAGTATCACCGGGTAATATATGAAGAAACGCAAAAGATACCGAGCCATATATTAGAATACCATTGGAAAACCGTTAGCCGCCCTACCTTAACTGACTACAAAGGTGAGGCTTTTTTTATTGGTACCGCTGCGGGTAAAGATAACTATTGGTACGAACTATGCAGAAACGGCGCTAAGGCTGGCAACGTTGAAAAGAATTGCTATAATGATATAGATCTACCGCAAAGCGAAAACGGCTCAGATAGTTGGATAACATTTCGCATGGAAACAACCGATAACCCAAACATCGACCCCGATGAAGTTGCCGATGCCAGCCGCGATTTGGACCGCCTAACATTTGAACAAGAATACAAATCTGTATTTGTTGACTATTCAGGTGAAGCATGGGTTTATGTGCTAAAGGACAAAAGCATTCAGCAAAAAGTATTTCAGCCTTCAAAAAAAATAAATTGGGAAACGGACCAGATTTACGTTTCATTTGACTTTAACAAAATACCAATGACTGCGGCCGTTATGCGCAAAACTACATTGGCGCCTGATGTATCAGCACGTTCACGTTATCGCTATGGCGTACACATCATAAAAGAATTTAAGATAGGTAGTGAGGAACGCGGTGAAGCATCAATATATGACACGTGTCAAGCGTTTCGCGAATGGGTATTTGCCGAAACAAATAAGAAAATAGGTCGTTGGTCTGATACTGCTATTTACCCCTGTACTATTCCTTTACTGATTACAGGTGATGCGAGTGGTGACCGTTCCGATGGTAGGCAGCGTGTTTCAAAAACCTACTATGAAATAATACAGGAAGAACTGCAATTGCCAGCGCGTTTCTTTGTAGTGCCTAAAGCAAATCCACTACATGCTGAAAGTTACGTGCAAACAAACACTATTATTAGCATGTGCCCCGATTTTCAAATCTATGAAGATAAATGCCCGGGTTTACGTATGGACTGTTTACGTATCAAATCAGATAACAGCAGGCGCATAATTAAAGGCAAAGGTGAAGAAAGGCAGGCCGACTTACTTGATAATCTTAGATACTTACTTAACACGTTTTGTCAAGATATAAAACTATAATCCTATGATTTACCGCCCTAAAATTCGAGTACATTCCAATGAAGAAGTAGAATATTGGAAAAACCTAATAAATGAAAAGCGCCGACAAAACAAAAGTTTGCAGCGCTGGTTAGTAATTTCGGATGTGCACAGGCCGTTTCACAATCAGATACTATGGCAAAAACTATTAAGGCTAATATCTGAACTTGGCACCAACTTACACGGTCTTGTTTTAGCGGGTGATTATTTAGATTTATACACCTTAGGTTCTTATAACGCCGAATCATTGGCTAACTTATCGGGCCTAACATTGCAAGATGAATATATTGATGGATTGCAGGGTATTGACGATATTAACAGCGCGTTCAAAGGTGCAAAGAAGTATTTTTTATTTGGCAACCATGAAGACCGATACTTCAGGCATATCAAAGAAAAAGATAACGCTAAGTACGGCGGCGCGTTAATAAATCCTACTGAAGCCTTATACCTGTATGAACATGGATGGGAAGTTAAAACAGATTGGCAATCTGACTATTTCACGCTTGGCAAACACTTAGATATTGTCCACGGTGTTTACACATCTATTCACGCAGCTAAAGCGCATTTAGATAAAACGCAGCACTCAGTTATGTTTGGCCACACGCACCGGGTTCAATGCTATCACTCAGGTAATAGGGCCGCGTTTAACATTGGCGGGTTATATGATATAAAATCTAAAGGTTTTAGCTATATGCCGCGATTCCAGCGCCAATTGTGGGCAAATGGTTTCGCCATCGTCAATATAAATGACAATGGCGATTTTTACGTAGAACAGGTTAATGTTTGGGCCGATAAGTTCTTAGCTAACGGCAAAATGTATTAGCGTTCACGTAAAATGAACATTAGTATTTTGTGAACATAGCTGTATAAATGGTTATGTTACTTTAAGGCCGCAAAGTAACATAAGAATATTCTTATGTTACTTTAAGCCGTTAAACTAAAATAGCACATCGTTGAAGCCAACGAGGTGGTCTAACTTGAAATCACAAATTGTGACCTCGTATAAACATAGTAGTATAAGGATGGCCGCCGCCTGTAAACATTATACCTTTATAAGGCCAATTGAAATGATTTGTAATATGCATCTGCCAATGCTCCCAAGGCGTTTTATACTTAGGTTCTTTAAAGTCTAACCAAAAATAAGCGCGATGCGTTTTAAGTTCGTTATTCAATAGGGCAACCCACGAATAATAACGCGATTCTGATTCTAATACTGAATAGTGACGCGATGGCTGCCAGAATTTAAAGCGCTTATGTTTTCTGTAAAACTTACGGGTTAACGGAAAACATTTAAACGAATCATTTAGGATTAAACCAAGTTCAATATTATCAGTTTGACCGCTTAATATTAGTTCGCGTATCCATTTAGATTCCGTTTGCATACTTATTTCTTATTTTTTTATACGCTTGTTTTTCTATTTGCCTGACACGTTCACGGCAAACTTTTAATTTTTCCGCTACTTGGCTTAAATCTTGCGGGAAGTTATCGAAGTATCTATACCTTAAAACTTCTAATTCACGGCCTGTTAAACATTCGGTAACTTCGTTATAAAGTTCCTTTAGTTCTAACTGCAAAACGTGTTTATCTGTTTGATCATCTGATGCAACCTGATAAATAATATCGCCATCAAAATTAGTATCGTCTAAGCTGACAAAACCTGTAATACTTTGCGCTGATTTAATAATGTTTTCAGGTATGTTTAGTTTTTCCGATAACAGGTAACTATCTGTTTCTTCATACTTACCGATTTGGTATCGAACTTGAGATATTCGATGTGGCAGCCTTACGCAGTTTTTCTTAGTATCAATGAAGTCTTTAATGTAGCGCTGAATCTGAAATAATGCGTAACTGATAAACTTGTTTTCATATGCCGGATTAAACGTATCGGCAGCTTTGATTAGGCCAAACATAGCTTCACTAATTAAATCCATTATATCAACTTGTGCAGTATCGTAACGAAACGCAACTGATGCCGCAAATAACATATTGTGATTGATCAGCTGTTCGCGTGTTGCGGTTCGTTCCTGTTCAAATGTTAGCGGCTTATACTTTTGCGCTTCGGTTAAGAACTGCTGTAGAATACCTTTTTTGTTTCGGTGGTTATTGCCTTTAATATCTATATGCTTAATCATAAGTGTAGAATTGATAAAAGTTTAAAACTTGTTGTGATGTACGGCGGCAAATAAACGCATCTTTGTGGGCGCGCTTCCAAGTGGTTAGCATTATTTCAGCTTCTTCATAAGTATTGTAAACAAACATAATCCGGTATAGGCTATCAGTTTGTTCAACTTGCGCCTGTTCTAATGTACACATAGCTAAATGTTCAGCGCGTATAAATTCAGGGTGTCTTGTGCTAAGTATCTGAATGCAGTACATAGTATCTGTTTGCGCGTATGCTGCGGCGCTAAATAGTAAAATAAAAAGTAGTGTTTTCATGATGTGAAGTTTTTAAAATTAAAGATTCGGTTTTGTAGGTTGACCGAAAACCTTGATGAGGTTAATCAGTAATATCTTTTGCACTTATTGAAGGTGCCATAGAATAAGAACCCAAAGAAATATATTCAACGCCATTATATGACTGAATCATACGCGTAATTTTTTCAGAATTAGGCTGCTGAAACTTTTGAAAAGTTACCGTTTTTGCAGTTCTTTTCAGACAAATAAATTTTGTCTTTGATTGGCTGTCAACAATAGAAGACTTTGCATAAACTGAATGCACTTCGAATGCTTTGTTTGCTGGTTGTTTTGTTTCGTATGTCATGATGTGAAGTTTTTAAAAGTTTTAAAATAATTCCGTTCCCTTATTTGTTGATACAAAATTACACCTAATTTTCAGAACTGCAAATAATTTTATAAAAATTTTATAAAATATTTTATCTTTTTTTGCCCTAACTTTACAACCAAATTAAATACACATGATTTTCAGAAAACGAAACAGGGCAGAACAAAACGAAAGTAATTACCAGAAGTGGCTTAAAACCTACATTCCCGAAACTACAAAGCAGCGCATAGAATTGACAAGAGTATTTACAGACCGCGCTGGTAATAACTTTTACATATTAAAAAATCCTGCAAACCTAACGCGTGAACGTGCGCAAAGGATTGAAGAAGCAATGACCGCAATTGATTTTGGTATTCACAAAACAGAAGTAGTTGAAAAGCTAAACGGCATTTTAGAAACTGTTGAAGAAATGCCATGGCAAAACATGACACGCGATAAGCTAAAAGAATTTCATACTAAGTCTAAGGACCAACTAAACGACATTCTATACAGGCTTAAAAGCGTTAAGTTAGATGACCTATTATTAGAAGCTGGTTTGTATTTTTTTTATATTGATGGCGAAAACCCATACATTATAAATTCAGAAACACAGCAGCGCAAAATGGAAGCGATCAAAAAAGATGATGAACTGCGCGCTTTTTTTTTGAACAGTATAGAACAAATATTGAAAGGTTCGAGCGCTTTAAAAGATTAAATTTTCCAAGGCTAAACAAAATTGAACCAAACGCAAAACCAAAAAAGAAACCTGCAACATATCAACACGCACTACAAAAACTAAAAGAACAAAACCGCGAAAACGATTATATTATAACGAAGGGCGACCCGGTACAGATGGCAAATGTTAGATTTTGGGTTATACGTGATTATTACGCGGCATTAGAACAGATATTAAAAGACAATGATAGGGCCGAACAGGCTAATAAAAAAATAAATAAAAAGTAATGGCAGAAATTAAAGACGTTTACAGTTTAGAATTTAACAGTTCGCAGTTTCAGGGTGAACTTGATTCGGCATTGCAGAAAATTACTGAGCTAAATGATGCAATGCAAGAGGGCAAAGATTCAACTAATGATTTAGCTGATGCCCAATTGCTTTTAGAAAATACTTTAAAAAAGGAAGCCACAAGTATTGACGGATTAAATGCTAAAAAAAAAGAACTTCAAAAAATTCAATCAAAATTAAATATTGATTCGCAAGAGTTTAAAAAGGTAAATAGCGAGATAAATAATATAAATAATAAGTTAGCAGCATCTACTGCAGAGGTTACTACACAGCAAAAAGGGTTTGCGGGTTCTTTACTGCAAGGCGCCAAAAATTTAAACGGTTTGCGTCGCGCTGGTATGATGTTGGGTAATGTATTTAGAATGTTAGGTGGTATAAATCCATTTGGTTTATTGCTTACTATATTACCTACTGTTATTGATTATATTTTTGGTGCAACAAGTGCGCAAAAAGCATTTAACGAAGCATCTGAATCAGCTGTTGCGGCTTATGCAAAAGAAAAGGTAGCATTAGATGATTTATTTACATCACTAAATGATGCTAATGTTGTAGGTAGTGAACGTAGCGCAATTATTGACCAAATAAATCAGCAATACGGCGATTATTTACCTAACTTATTAACTGAAGCATCAACAGCTGAAGAAGTTGCGGCAGCCTATGATTTAGTTAATAACGCATTGATAAAAAAAGCAGTAACGCAAGCCAAAACGCAAGCATTAGAAGCTGTAACTACAAAATTATTACAAGATAGAATTGCCGCTTTACAAAGATTAAAAAAAGCTGAAGAATTATTTAAACCCGGTCAAGGTCTTAACGGTGAAGAATTTTTTCCTGTACCAACTAATCAAGATGAAGCAAGGGCGCAACAAAATTATAAAAAAGCAAAAAAGAATTTAGAAGATTTAGAAAAAGAATATCAAAAAGAAATTAAAAAAATAAATGATGCTGCAAAAGATTTAGAAATATCATTAGGTTTAAATACTGAAAATTCTGGCAAACGTCAAATAAAGACAAACAGAAATACACAAAGACAAATAACAGAAACTAACGCTAAAGCTAAAAAAGAACGTGAGGATATAAATAAAAGGCTTTTAAGGGAAGAACTCGAACAAAAAGAAGAGCAACGCCAACAATATTTAATTGAAGAAAAAGTATTTTTAGATGATTTAAATAAAGAATACGAAGCATTTTTAGAAGAAAAAAGATTAGCTGATGAAAAAGCATTAGAAGAACGTAGGGCAGCCGAAGAAAAATATCAAAATGAAATTAGCTTAGAACGTTTTCAAAAAGAAATTGAATACCTCGAAACAAATTTACAAGCTGGTTTAAAATATAGGGAAGATAATAGGAATACACAATTAGCGCAAGATTTATTATTTTTAGAAGAACAGCGTAATCAAGAATTAGCAGCTGCAACAGGTAACGCTGAACTGCAAGCTAAAATAGATGAAAGCTATAATAAGAAAAGAAAAGATATTGAAAGCAAAGCTAATATTGATCTTCTAAATTTGCGTATTGAATTTTTAGAAAAGATAAAAGAAGCATCTAAAGATTTTATTGACCCGGGTACACTCGCATCATTAAATAAACAAATAGCTGATTTAAAATTACAATTAGAAGAAGCTGGTAAAAGCATTGGCGAAGGCCTTGAACCGCCTGACCCTAAAAAACTTATTGAACAAATAGGTCAAGTAATTACAGGTGTTTCCGATTCTGTTTTTTCAGTTCTTAACGCGCAAGTTCAAGCCTACATTTCTGGACTTGACAAAGCAATAGATAAAAGCAAATCAGCATTGGATGAAATCCGTTCTAATAGTGAAGATTTTAACGCAAGGCAATTGGAAATTGAAAAGGAACGTTTAGAAAAGTTGGAAGCTGAACGGGCGCGCGCTGTTGAACGTGAAAAGAATTTAGCATCTGTACAGTTGGCAATAAATGCAGCGATAGCAATTTCAAAGGCGGCTGCTGAAGGTGGCGCGGCGGCACCTATTACAATAGCCTTAACACTTGCGTCACTTATTGCAGGTTTAGCACAAGCGCGTGTAGCTGCTGGTAACGCGTTTTATAAGGGTGTTGAATACTTAGAACGCGGCAACAATAAAGCAGGCCGCGACACAATACCAGCAATGCTAAACGAAGGTGAACGCGTAATTACAACCGACACAAATAATAAGTATTGGGATGTTTTAAGCGCCGTACACAATAACAGAATACCAGCGGATGTGTTAAATACATTTTCTAAAGCATATCAGCAGGGCGGCATTAAAAACGCTTTAGGTGCATTTGGTGATAACGTTAGCCTTAGTTCTGAGTTAGGTCAAAAGTCTATATTTGTCAACGTGGCCCAAACATACGGCGGCTTAGAAAACAGATTGGAACGTATTGAAAATGTTTTAACCGAACTGCCTAAATATATGCCACGTACAACAGTTAGTGCAAACGCAAACGGTATATTTAAAATTGTAGAACAAAGACAGGCGCGTAAAAACTTCTCGCGTAATTGGTCAAAATAACATAATTTTGTATAAACAATTAAACATTATAATGCTATGCCACTAATCAAATGCTTAGCCGGTGATAACAAATGCATTCAAAGAAACATTAGAACTTTGATAGCTGAAGGCAAGCCACAAGAACAGGCGGTTGCCATCGCTTTAAATTTAGTAAAGAAATGAAATATTTAATTATAACTGTTATTGTTTTAGTATCTGTATTGCTTTATGTTACAATTGACAATAGCAACAAGCTACAGAAACAAATACAGAAAAACGAACAGCGAACCCGTGACAGTTTGTCCCAAATATATGCTAAATTTGTGACAAAATCAGATAGCTTGCAAGCGCATATAGATACGATGCAGACTACATTAGACAAACAAATAAAACAGTTTAGATATGACCTATCCAGAATTAAGATTATTAAAGTACCGATTGTTAATTACGATAATGTTTCTGACACTTTGCTCATTAGCCGCCTCATGTCAGATTACAAAGGTAGATAACGGTTTTTTAATTAGCCGCGACTATGCTGAATATATCGCCGCGCGTTTTGATAGTTTGGATGCTTATAAAATCGCATACGGCGAATGTGTTAATAGGGCGGTTGATTGTGATAGTCTATTATATAGTGCTGAATCTGTTATTGCATCAATGAAAGTACAGCACCAAACACAAAGCGACATGCTATTATTAAAAGATGCTGTGATTAAAAGCTACGAACGTGACGCGATTATTTGCAATGATTACGCAAAGCAATTGAAAAAACAAACACGTCTTAAAAAAGCGTGGAAAATAACAACTTACGCGTTTATTAGTGTATCTTTGGGCGCGTTAACATATTTAATACTTAAATGAACGGCTTACTAATATTTTTTGATGGCATACCTCAGGACTTAGATAACTTCAACGGTACTGAATCAGCAAGTTTTGTTTTTCGCCGCAAAGATGAAGCGGGAGATTCTGCGTTTAGTTTTGCCCCTGAATTAACTGTTGTCGGCGATACTTACGAATATGTTAGGCAGCAAATAATAAACGCGCCAAATCCAAATATTGCAGCCATTGATGTACTGATTTATGATACATGCTGTTTAAATCTTGATGGTAGTGATAGGTTATTATTTACTGGCAAAATTGAAGGCGGTTCGGTACGTTGGTGTACGTTTCCAACATGTGAAGCACAAGTTACGGTAGTTGATAATAGTCAGGATGCGTTAGCTATTAGGTGTTTGAAAAATAATTTTCCGTGGGAAACAGGTCGAAATCATAGAGGAATAGACGAATTTAGATATGCGCCTTGGATGTATTATTGCAATGATTTTAAACCGAGTGCTTTACAAGAAGTTATCATGTTGTATGGTGTTTGGTTTTTTCTTATATCAGCACCTTTAATTGCTTTATTATCATTAGGTACAGGTATAAATTATTTCGATAACCTATCTAATTTTATTGTTGGTTGTGGGCGCCGACATTTAGCGCCGTTTTTAGATAGTCAATTTAAAAATCTATGTAAGATATGCAATTTAGGTTATCAATCAAGCTTATTTGATGTGGGCGGTTATTATCATAATACCGTTAGAATGGATTTAGCTTTTGTGCCCGGTACGCCAAGAAATCAACAGGGATTTAGTGATGTATATCAGGATAATAAACCTAACTTAAACGGCATTCAATTTTTAGATGAACTAAAACAGCTAAATATAGATTGGCGTGTTGTAAATGGCGTTTTACAGATTGAGCGCAAAGATTATTTTGCAGGTGTTGAATGGTTTAATACTGATAACTTACAACCTAATCAGTTACTATCTATTTGCTATGAATCATTAGGTGAACGCCCCGCTGCTTATGCTGAATATGAATACCCTAAAGATGGTGTTGATAATAGCGGTGATGAAGTTGCGCGCCGTTGGACCGACCGCGTTATAGATTGGAATATTCCAGATAACCCGCAGCAAGTAGGATTATTTAGTAGAACTTTACAATATAGTGCAACACAATTTAGATTTGACGCTAATAGACCAAATGTTAATCCAATTGATAAACCTTTATATGTAACGTTTTATCCGTTTGTTCAAGATAATGAAAATAGATATGCAATGTTTTTGGAAAAGGGTGTAGCAGCATATCCTAAACTTATAAATTTAGATTCTGTTATTGACCAAGATATTTTTAATTTTGAACGTGGTTATGGTAAACCTGACTTTTTTACAGATGCTAACGGCTTACGCGTTTATAATTACAAATGGCATATAAAAGAAAATCCTTTAGTTGATGCTAACGGCCAATCATACGACACCGCCTATCAAAAACTATTTTATATTGATGATCCGCGCTTAACATCTGTAAAAACGCGCAAAGTTAATATATCAATTTCAGCTGATTGTGATTTACTTACAACTTTAGATATTGATAAATACGTTACAACTTCACAAGGGCAGGTACAAATAACTGAAATAACCTACGATACAAATAATAATTCATTAACTATTCAAGGCTTAATTTAATGTCTTATACTTTTAATAATATTCAGATTGACCATATAGATAGCAGCGGAACTGTTATTGATAACATTGCAACGTTTACGGCTGCAACTATACCGACATCGCCTATTGAAGGTTTCACGATGGGCAACAAAATACGTTTAACGCTAACAATAAACAGTACAGGTGCAAATAGCTTTTTGAATAAATTTGTTAGGTTTAACCCTGCGCTATTTACAATTAACAATACTATAAGCGGTTTCAATTTTGGATATGAAACGCCTAACCCATTAACGGCAACACCACAGCAAGCATTTTTAAACTTTGCAGCGCCATACTTAGATAATATTTATTGCGCAATGTCAATGAGTGCTGCACCGCACAATACAGCTACAATTGTATTTGAGTTTTATATTACACAAGATGTTTTAGATTATCTACAAAACACATTAAGCGCGCAAAACACAAAACGTTTTTTAAGTTCACGCGGTCAGGGCATTGATTTGCAAAACTTATATCAATCTGTTTATAGTACACTTACGCGTAGTATTGGTATTATTGCTAACGTATTTGATTATGCTGGTTTTAACCTTGCAGCATTTACACCAACAGGTAACAGATTTTTACGTTTGCCAATTGCCGCGCGTTGGTATAATAGTGATATTGATGGCGATACAACGGGCATGCGATATATTAAAGAACTTGAAATAACATCAGCATCACAAGTAGCAGCGGGCTTAAATTCTTTGACTGATGCAACGGCTACAAGTTCGCAGTTAAATCAGGCTGCAATAGCTAACGGCATGTTTACGGTTAATGGTAATCAGTTAGCAATAGGTGAAGATAATTCAGTTAGAATATTATTACGCGGTGATGCGTTTATAGGTTCGGCTAATAACCCACCAATAACAGATGTTAGAATTTTGCTTTTTAGAATTGACGCGGCAACAAATACAGCTGACTTTGTTACTGACTTACAATTGTCTGATGCTGTAATACCACAAGCCACACCGGGCAGCGGTCAACTAAACGGCGCTATTTATTCGCCTTCAGATTGGTTTGAAAATATACCTTTAGCCGATGATATAGAAGTTCATTTTATCATTAACGGATCAATGCTTACTTTGAACGGTCAATATTACATAGTAGTAAACATTCATGATAGTGTTAACCCCGATGAAGTCACATCACATATATCGCCGCTTTTAACGGCTACTTACACGCCGCCTGCAATACCAACGTTAACGGGTTATATCAGCACTTACAATACAGAATATAGCGGCAACGAATTAACCATTGCACCGCACCAACGTATTAAGGCGCGTTTAGCTATTGATAAAGCAAGCTATGTAACCGCGTTAAATGCTATTGGTTTAGTAGGTACTTTTGATGCAAGTGTAGCGGGCATTATTTGTAAACTTACAAACGTACCGGGCGTAGTTAATCAAGTGCAGGGTTTTATACCAGCAGCGCCGCCAATTACAACGGCTGATATGACAATAGTAACCAATGATGCAACCGATTTAGTTTTAGATTGCATTTTTAGAATTGCTGAAGAATACGCGGGTACATTAACTGAAATAACGTGGACCGTTAGCATGAATCAGGTGACTACAATTTCAGGCATAACTCAATTAACGCAAATAGATTTTGTTCAAAAATTAGATGTTGATGTTTTCGAAAATGATGCGATAACACCTAACTTATTAAGCATTAAATTTTATGATTTAGCCGATTATATTTTAGGCATTAAAACTGAAATAATTGACATTTGCGATGCTGACCAAATAATAGCAGAAGTTGAAAAAGACCCAACGTTCACAGGTTCAATAAACTTTATAGCTACTATTTACCCTGCTAATGAATTAGGCGATACGAATAATAATGCAATTGAAGAAGAATCAAGCTGGGCGCCAATTGTTATACAAATGCAACAATTAACAAGCGCTAAACTTGCTGATGTCGATGCTTCATTTGGGGTTACTGACTTAGCTATTTTTAAAATAAACGTACAGCAATTAACGCAAGGTCAGCGCTATTGGGTAACAGGTATTGCATATCAGCAAGTGCCAGATTATTGTCCTATTGGCTTAGTTGCATTAACAAGCACATCAACTTATAGAACTGTTGGTGTTTTACCTTTGTGGACTATAACAGGTAACCCAACGGCGGTAATAGCTGAAATATTAGCTCATCCCGATTATGTAGGTGGTTTAAATGTTGTTCAAAATAACTTTGTAGATAACGCAAATAGCCCCATTGGCGTTTTAAGTTACGCGGGCAATATTGTAACAGCAATAAAGATTAGCGATACAATACCTGTTGCTTATTATAGATTTATAGTTGATGCTGACTTCGACCCGGGCACAGGGCCGCACACAATAAGACACGAAATTTTAATGTCAGTTCCAATACCTGCGCCAAGTTTAATACCTATTGTAACTTTTGACAATAACTATAAATGTAGCGATTTAGGATAAAATTTTTTAATTTAATTTTTATTTGTATCTTTGCGAATATATGTTAGTAAATTATCCTGTTTCATATACGCCCGAAATTAGTAGGACATATTCTTTTAGGCAGCCTGTACCGATTCGGTATGCTTGTCCTATTTTGCCGCCTAATTTAATGCAAAACGAAACTGATGCATGGAACTGTAATTTATGCGGTTCTGATTTACCGTTTTATATTCCGTATGTTGAGGGCGATATTATACCATTTCAAACACAGGTAACTGATAATTATAATCAGCCTAATAGCGTTTTGGTAGCAGGCTTTCAAACAAGTACAAGTACATCGCATTATGTTGTAGTTAGCTTATATGATTGTTGCGGTTCACTTATAAGTGAATTTATTGATGATTTTTCAGATAGTTATCATGTAGGTCAAAGCCTTTCAACAGGCAGCATTCAAACGTGGTTTGTTAATACAGGTTTGTTCCCAGCTGATTTGGATTGCTTTAGATTGTATATTGATTATTACAAAATAAATCAGATAACTTTAGAACCTGAATTAGATAAAAGGCTTTATACAGAATACTATAAAAAGGTCGAAGGCTGCGGCAACTTAAACGATACTTCACTAATTTATAGTACTTATGCAAATTATGATTGCAACGGTAATTTTTACGGAACTTTAACTAACTACTTAGGTTCTAATAATACACCGTTTTATAATTCGCTTAGAATTTTTGGAACTGTTGAGTTCTTTGGCGATACTGAAGCGATAACAGAAAATGACAGAAATGTAGTTATTAGTAAAGATATAACAGAAAATTACGGCATTATTTCGGGCGCTGTGCCACCGTTTTACATTAAGTTACTTCAACAAGCTGTGAGAGGCAATTACGTAACTGTTGATGGTGTGCAGTATCAAAACTTTAGATATGATTCTAAACCTGAAGATAACCGTATGTTTTTGTTAGACCTGACATTTGATAAAAGATGTCGATTAGATAACAAACAATGTAGATGAGGTCGTAATTCATTTACAAATATTTAAAAACAAAAAACATGAATATTTCTTTTATAAATGGGTTTTTGG